GAGTTTTGGGACTATGACCCTATACCAGTTCCTCAGATTCCAATGCTCGCCACCGGCGCGGTAATTCCGCCGAACTCCGAGTTTCTTGCGGTTCTCGGCGACCAGAAACGCGGCACAAACATCGAAGCTCCGCTGGATACGATCAAGCAGGCTTTGTTTGAGGCGCTTGCTGTTTACGGCGGAGCTGTAGGCAATCAGAAAATAAGCGTAACGATACCAATCGAAGTAAAGGGCAGAGTGCTGTCACAGATCGTTATTGACGATATAAATGATTTTATCAAGCGCAACGGCAAATCGCCGATAAAAGTATAGGAGGGATACTATGAAATCAAATGGATTGAAATTTGAAGAAGAAACGGTAGCCACTCCTGCTGAAATTACTTTTTGTAACAATAAAATCTGGTCGGGCAATGCAGGGCGCACCGCTAATTGTCTTATGGTCGGAGACATCAGGGCTATAAAGAAAACGGTCACTATTAAATGGTATCATCTCACAGGCGAGCAGACTGCACAGATAAATAAGTATATCTCAAATGTTGATAGCCCATTTTTTAACGCCACACTTTTGGACGAGACTTTTAATGAAATCAAAATAAGGGTCTATGCAGGAGATCCAAGCTATGAAATATTCGGCTGGGACGAAAAGCGGCAGTTTTGCAAAGGCGTTGCTGTTGACCTTATCATGCAGTAGGAGGCGGATATATGTATACAACAAGTACAACCGTCTCCTCACGCATCGAAAGCTACTGCCGCACATGGCGTATGTGGCTTGAAAACGACGAGAGCGTAATAATGGGGGACAACATAATGTCCGCTACCAGTGACGTGCAGTCAACGAGCCTCAGTGACGACATAGAGCTTGGTGCAGTGTGCTCACAGTCTTGGGCATTACAGATAAACGATGCTGAAACACGTTTCCTCGGCAAAGAGTATGACCTGTCCCTGTACCTTGCAGACCTCACAGGCGTGACCACCTACTCAACCCTAGAAGCCTACACCTACGCAGAACTTTCAAAGCTGACAGTGGAGCAGATAAGTAAGCTTGGAGAGGTGCTTGGCGGCGAAAGAATACCCCTGGGGCGGTTCACCTGCGTGAAGTCCAAGAAATCGGGCGGCAGTGCCGAGATCACTCTTGCGGATAGGCTGTATTTTTCGGACAAGACCTATGTGCCAAAGGTCAAGCTACCTGCGTGGTCAAAGGCTGTTGAAGACGATATCTGCAAGCAGTTGGGGCTTCAAAACGGCAACGACTACACCACCCCCGCAAAGCTCCGTGTAAAGGGCGGTGCAAGGCTTTACGGCAAGGGTCACATAAGGCTGAAAACTGCAAACTTCGACTTCAAAATAAGCTCTATACCCAAAGACACCACAATGCGGCAGATGCTCAGCTACATCGCCTCGGCACAAGGCGAGTTCGGTTTTGTTGACCGATACGGCAGATACGTCCGCAAATGGTACGGCTCGAGCGTGAAGATACTGGACAACAACACTATCGACCTGCCAACACTGGGAGAACGTCCGAATATCCTTGCAGGCATTGTCTGCAAGGTCAGCGACAGCGAAACTCTGCGGCTGGGCAACACCACAGGCTCGGCAGGGCGTGTGCTGGAGTTTGAAAATCCATATATGACAATGTCGCTGCTGCGGTCATTGTGGCATAGGATAGGCGGCTTTTCGTGGTATACAACGGAGCTTTTTCACCGCCTTGGCGACCCACGATTTGACGTTGGTGACGTGATAACATACGTCAGCGAAAGCGGCGAAAGCTACGATATACCAATAACTAACATAGGATTCAATTTTGACGGCGGACTTTCAGCAGACATTTCTGCGGTAGGTCTGAGCGTTGAAGAACAGCTTTAGGAGGGATACAATGGCAGACGATAACGAAATAATGACGGCTGATACGCAGGCGGAGAAAACTGCCGATACAGCAGACACAGGTCAGACAACGCCCACCACCGAGGAGCTTATCCAGCAGCTCACGGCGAGGGTGGCAGCACTTGAAGAAATAGTCGGCGAGGACGAATACGAGCTGAGATACTCAGGAGAGCAGACGGACGAGCTTTTAGACGGCGGTACAGCGGTGTTTCGTGCAAAGACAGCGGCGCAGATAGTAAGTCTTGTGAACAGGCTCTACCCACTGTATATGCGGTGGGGGTCTTTCACGGTGAATATGAAGGTCAACGCCGACAACGGTTCTCAGTGGTCATACAATACACGCACAGGCATGATACCCTCGGGGGTCACTAACCCTGCGGTGTTTATGGTGTGCGACTGGGGCAAAAAGCACTTCAAGTCGCAGAGTTTTCAATACAAAGTCGCAAGCAACGGCAGGGACATCGACTGGGAGGCATACCTTGAACACAACTCTGACCAGGGCGGAACATACGCTTTCAAGGTATACTATCTCATAGTCGGCAAAAATGCGGAAGGGGGAAGTATAGTTGGCTAGTTTCACGGAAAATCTCGGGCTTAAAAAGCCCGACAGGTCGGACAGGTTCAGCATCGAGGACTTCAACGGCAATATGGATATTATTGATACTATACCCGATATGGCGAGCGGACAGAGCCTTGTGGGTGTGTCAGTGGGAGAAGCGTACGGAAATATAGGTATAACAGGCATAGCGGAGGCGGTCGAAGATGAAAATATATGAGGGAACAGACGGACTGAGAGGGCTGATAACAAAGCTTATCGAGGTGTGGGACTTTAAAAAGATAGTCTATGAGGGCGAGGGTGCAACACTCAGCACGAATGATGTTGTATTCAATCTGTGGGTCACTGATGAGGTGTTTCTGCGTGGTCAATTCAGCGACACAGGAACAAACGGCTGGATTGACCTGCGAACGGAAGATTTGACTTGTCCATGTGTTGGAACTTATAGCTACATGTCTCCAAAAAGGCGTTGGGTCATATACAAACAGGACGGCTTGGCAGCCATAGGCATTGACGGCAATCAGAATGACCGCCCAGGCATTAACATCGTTATCGGCGAAGTCATTGACTACGAAACGCAGGAAAAAAGCTACGGCTTGGCAACAAGCTGTGCAGACAACAACATACGGTTATGTTCTGTATTTACTGACGGAATGACGATAAAGTCTGTGCCTGCCAGACCTGTGTGTCGGCGTAAGTGGCTGACCTCTTTCACACCTGTGACATCGTCGACTTTGAACAAAGGCTTTACAAACCTTTATCACATTCTTTCACACACATCGGGGCAGAATGACAGCGACTACTATCCTGATTATGCAGTTCCCACGCAAACAGTGCTGCTCAACGGCAAGAAATATCTGTTAAGCAGATTTGCTTTTGAGATAAAGGAGTGAGCAAGATATGAAACAGAAATTTGCAAAGCTTATAGACGTCAAGTCTATCGTGACGATATTGTTGACAGCGGTGTTTTGCGTGCTGGCACTGCGCCGCACGATTTCAGCAGAGCAGTTCATCACGGTGTTTACTGTGGTGATATCGTTCTATTTCGGCACGCAGTATCAGAAAAACTATAAAAATAACAAGGAGGATAATTATCATGGCAGCGACAATTAAAGGCATTGATGTTTCTATGTATCAGACAAACGTAGATTTCGCAAAGGTCAAAGCGGCGGGCTACAGTTTTGTTATTATCAGATGCAATAACTGGGATCACACGAAGAACTGTGTAGTAAAAGACCCGCTTTTTGAAACGCATTACAAAAATGCAAAGGCAGCTGGGCTTGACGTCGGTGCATATTACTATACATGGCAGACAACGGTATCCGGTGCGAAACAGGACGCAGTTCTTTGTCTCGATTACATCAAGGGCAAAACTTTTGAATACCCAATTTACTTTGATCTGGAGTGGCAGAAAGCTTTTGCACGCGGTAAAACGGTATGCTCCGACATGGTAAAAACTTTTTGCACTGCGCTGGAGGAAGCAGGCTACTTCGCAGGTCTGTATATCAGCCGCAGTCCGCTCCAGACTTACATAACAAATGATGTCGCAAGACGCTATGCACTGTGGATTGCAGAATACAACAGCAAGTGCAACTACGGCGGCACATACGGTATGTGGCAGTACAGTTCAACGGGCAAGGTCAGCGGTGTTTCCGTGCCGGTAGACATGGATTACTGCTATGTGGATTACCCATCTGTGATAAAGGCTAAGGGGCTTAACGGGTTTAAGGCTACTAACACAAGCACGTCTAAGGTACTTGACAGTTCGGGCTTTAAGAAAGGTGATAAATCCGATGGAGTTCTTGCACTGAAACAGCTCCTTATGCTGGCAGGGTACAAACTTGACAACAACGGCACGTTCGGAGACGGTACCCTAAAGGCGGTCAATGCTCTGTTGAAAAAGTGGGGCTATACTCAGAACGGTATTGCGGGGACTAAATTTATTAAAAAGCTGTCTGCAACGATAAAGTAAAGGAGTAGCTTATGGATACAAAAGAAACATCATACAGCCAAATGGTGACAGTCACTAGGCTTAATTACAGGAGCGATTGCAACTTCACCGCCGGAACGATCGTTGGCGTTCTCGAAGATAATACTCCGGTAAAAGTCGCTGATGATTTTTATGAATTTCATCACGGTCACTACTGGAGAAAAATCAAGCTTGGTCGCAAGCATTATTATGTTGTTGCTGATTGGCTTAAAAAGATTTAAAAGTAACAGCTCCGGGCAATCCGCTCGGAGCTGTATACTATATTAAAAGGAGGTCATATTTATGAAAAGTCCAATACCATGGATTGGTGGAAAGAGCCAGCTTAAAAGTAAGATCATCAAGTCTTTCCCGCCTACTGAAAGCTACAACAGATTTATCGATGTATTCGGCGGAGGCGGGTCTATACTTTTTGCAAAAGGCAAACACGCTGATCTAGAGATCTATAATGACGCCAACAGTGATTTGGTCAACTTTTTCAGATGCTTAAAATATCATTCTGATGAGCTTAAAAAGGAGATAAAATACTATTTAAACAGCCGGGAAATGTTCCTTGACTGCCGTGAGCGCATATCTGTAACCGGATTTACAGACATTCAGCGGGCTGCTATGTTCTATGTGCTTGTCAAGACAGGCTTCGGAGCAAGTCTGAGAACGTTCGGCTGCAACAAAAAGCGGCTTAACACAGATAATTTCGCAGATATCGAGGCAAGACTGGATGGAGTAGTGATCGAAAACAAAGATTTTGAGGATCTTATCAAGGTATACGACCGTGAGAAAGCTTTATTCTACTGCGACCCTCCATACCACAAGACAGAGCGACATTACACTGTTAAATTTACCGAGGATGACCATGAGCGGCTCTGCAGAGTTCTTCACCAGATCAAGGGCAGATTTGTACTGTCGTACAACGATGACAAGTATGTGAGAGACCTGTATAAAGACTACAATATTCAGGCGGTCACCCGCAATAACAGTCTTTCATCAGGTGATTTCAAAGAGGTAATAATCACAAATTTCTAGTATTTTTTTTAGAGAATAAATAACGGATTTCGTTATTTATGTTGTAAAAAACATACCGGAGGTAATCATGAGAGTAAAATTAAGGGCTTTGCTTAATTCCAGGGGCATTACTCAGGCTGAACTTGCGCAGGCGACAGGCATCAGGCCGTCCACAATCTCACAGCTTTGCAATAACATCGCTGTCGGTTTCAAATTTTCACATCTTGAGCTGATTTGCAGATTTTTAAAATGCGATTTAAATGACATTTTAGAGCTGTAA